TACCAGGAGTCACTATCATATTGATATCAATTTCATCTGGATTAGATACTGTAGCTACAGCATTTTTAAATGAACTTGAATCTGCAGCTAATGGTTGAGAATGACCTAAACCATAATTAGTTCCATCACTACTTGGACCTCCCCAAAATCTTGGGTCAAATCCATCAGTTCCGCCTTGGAAACCAAGTATGAATTTCTTATGTTCCAATGAAGCAGTAACTGATAATCCACAATCACTCAAACTAAATCCAGATGCAGTTGCAGTTGTAGTTACTGATGTTGGTAAAGCTGATAAGTAAGGTAATAGGTCTTTAGCGTACCCTGTTTTTTCAGTTGAACCACTATCAAAAGCTAATCCCATATATTCTTTTTGATTATAATCACCGGCTCCACTTCCACTTTGAGAAAACTTCAACGGTATATCTGTTGATACATCCGCAGCTTCAACTTCAACTGGGAATGAATACTTTCCAAATCCAAATGGAACAACATCAACACCAAGAGTTCCGTTATTTAGATTGGAATTAATTGTATCATTTGCTATTCTAATATATTTAGATTGAACTGAATAATCTCCAGTAATATCAATCTTCAATGTAGTAGTATTAAATGTTTCTTTTTGGTCACCGATTCTTCTAACTACAAAGTTTGGAGAATCAGGGTCCAAATTACAAGCCGCATATGATTCAAAAGCTACTGGTCGTCTATCTGTATCACCAAATTGTCTAACAATAACATCGAATGAACCATAATCTGAACCTGCAACATCACCAGCTTTTTTAATATTGGCAATTGCTATTTTACATTCTTGATTTGAATTATCTCCGTGAGATAATGTTTCAAATTTAAATAGGTTTATTTTACCTGCTGAATTTGTAGAAGTTGCTCTACCAACTGCAATAGTACCATCCGGTTGACTTTGAATATAAGGTGTTCTTGCGTAATGTGAAGCGTATCCACCATATGCAGATGTTTCTGTTGAGAGAACTAATGTATCTGTTGAAGTTATCTTATCAGCCGCACTTTTAAATATAGTATGGACATATGCTGGATAAGAATGAGTAGGAGTTGTTCCTATACCCAATACATTACCAATATAATTCGCATCTCCACTATTCAATGACATTGATGGTGAAAAATCACTATTTGTCCATTTAATACCAAAGTTACCAGCTGTTGTATGTTCACCAATTACAGTTGAAGCTAATGATCCAGCAGATGATGTTGGGAATAAAGCTGCAACTACTGATTGTTGTTGTCCATCTTTACCACCAAATGTATAATTTATACCAGCATAAGCCTGACCGAATATACCATCAGTACCACCATATATGTCTGCAGTAGAAGTTGACATTTGAAATCCAACAGTACCATCTAAAGAACCTGTACTATAACTGAAACTAGCTGATGAAGCTCCTGTAGCTACTGATTGTGAAATTATTATTCTATGTGTATATCCAGCAGTAGGATCTACTTCCCAAGTTGTACTATTAAAAGATGCACCATCGGCTGAAGCTGAATTATATGCACCTACCACTTTAATTGCCAATTCTGCTTTAGCTACACCTTGACCTAACACATAAAAGTCTGTTGATGTATTTGGTGATAAAGGTGCAGTATCTACAATCAATCTGTAAACTGTTCCATCAGAACCTGTTATAGCAATAAAATCACCATCTGTAGCAACTTCAGGACCAAATCCAAAAGAACCAGTACTAGCAACACCATCAACTCCACCAGTCTTAACTAATATAGCTTCGGTCGCTGTATATCCATCTATCCCTAAAACTCTAACGATGGTTGCAGTTCCGGCATTTTTTAAATAACTTTTAGCAGTATATGGTAAAAAATGTTTTGTATCTAAACCACCAAACTTTAAACTGAAATCTGAATATCCATCTACCTTCGTTGGAACGAAAGCCGGACCTTTGTTACATGTACCAATTATTGCCGCACCCAGATTTGAGATGGCGGCTGGTAAGAATGACTGGTCTATCTCATTTGTAAATACACCAGGACTAACTACTCTTTCTGCCATTTTATTTCTCCAATTAATTTAAGATTAATTTTATTTATCTTTACTATTTTTTTTGTTCTTGTAATGGTGTAAAAACTCCAGTGGTTGGATCTAAACTACCTTGACCATATTTTTTTGTCAATTCTTGAACAAGGTCTTGTTCTTCAGATTGTAATTCCGTAAATTCAGTTCTAGCTTCAATATCTTGTCTATCTAAATCTTCGGCCTGTCTTTGAAAATTTAATTTAGCTATTGACAATCTTCCAAGTTTGTTTTGAACTTTCATATATGAATCTTGCAGTCCCTTTAACGATTTAACCTCTTCTTCAGTAAATTTTGTTTCATCTGCCATTTTATATAACCTCCATTATTAATACAGTGTTCATCAGTAATAAGTATATATTAAATCTTCCAAACGATTGTTTTTTTTGTTATTAATCTTTAACTTCGGGAGTTCTTTTTTGGACATAGGGTGAATTTGATTCTAAATTTTCACTAAAAGTAACTCGGCCAGCAGTTATGGTTTTTTTTGAATTAAATTGTTGTTTTTTTACAATATTATTAATCATTTCAGGAATTAAATATCCGTTTAATTGAAGTGAAAAAGTAGTCCTTACCATTCTATCTTGGCCGGCAGTTAAGGAACTAGCATCTTGTAATCCACCTTGAATAGAACATAAAAATCTATATGAAGTACTATCGCCCCAATATGTTTTATTTTGATGTAAAAATTCTTCCGTAATATTATTCATCTGTTCCATATATGAAGTCCATATTACAAAATCATATGTAAGATTGACATATTCAGGAGGTCCTGTTACTATGGATTCCATAACCGGTTTAACTCCCTGTTCAACTCCGAATTTAGTATACTGATTATCCTTTGACCATTTTGAAGATCTCATATGAGTTATATATTCTTGCGTTACATCTTGTTTCCAAGATGGTAAAAGGTCATTAAATTCTATACCAGTTCTTCTGAACATAACCATAGGTAAAACTAAACTTCCATTCTTGTCTCTCATCACTCCATTTTTTCTAACATTAGCCCATCTTTCCATATTCGCATATACTAATGGAACTTTAGTCATATCACCATTTTCTTTAACTTTCAAGTTCATAACTTTATTGATATGAGTAACAATGGATGTATCTAAATCTTTTAAAGCTATTGAAAAGTTATTACTGAAATTACCACCAGGAGTATAAGATTTTTCCTTATTACCGACATCATTTCTAATTGTATCTCCCTTATTAGAAACTTGTTCTGCCCTACTAAATTCTATCGGTGGGAATGGATTAGTTATTGGTTTTACAGCCATTATCTATTTCTCCCAGTACCCGGATTCGTCATATCACAACATTTTGTTCGTCTTTCACCCATACCAGGTTGATCACCTGACCAATAGTATCCACATGGTCTCATATTATTTGGACAAGGTTGTCTAACATCATCAGGTTGATAGCTCATAGAACCACCTCGAACCTGGTTTCCTCCAGAATATCCAGGCCTTAATCCCACACTTCTCGTAGTGATTGGAATATGGTTGGTATTAGTAACTACTTGTCTTTTTCTATTAAACTTTCTCAAATCTTTAGCGTTAGTCATAAAATTTCTTTTTCCATTGGCCATAATCTATCTCCTTATCTTAGCTTCTATCTTTGTTTGGGGCTAATTTACTTGAGCAAACACACTTCCAGTCATATCCACCCGGCGTCTCACCATTACCACCTTGATGCATCATGTTGATCATGGTTTCATTTGTGCCAGGAGGGCATTCAGATACCATACCGTATTGACCAGAAAATATATCACGATATAAACATCCTTGCATTCTTGAACCGGGATGGTTACCTACTTTACCATTATTTTTTCCAGTATTAGTAACTAATTTTTTCTTTTTAGTAAATTTTTTAATATCTCTAGCATTGGTTATAAATTGTTTTTTCATTTTGGCCATTGATTCTCCCCTACAAACTTTTTTTTCTTAATTTTCTTAATTTATCGAGTTTATTATTAACTTTACCTTCTATAACCTCCGACTTTACTGCATTTTTATCAACTTTACCTATTGCAATCGCTCTTTGTATATCTACATCAACCACACCAACATTTAAAGTCTTTGATTGATTATTTTCACCGTATATATTCATAGGGATATTACGAAGAGAATCAATTTTATTAGATAACATACTAAATAAATTATTTATATCCAAATTCTTGGTTTGATTAACAGATTGTATATCAACACCTTCCTTAACAACTTTTTTCTTTTTTC